AAGAGCAAACTTTGTAAATATCGTTGACCCATATCTTCGTGATGTTCAAGCAAAAAGAGGTGTTTTTGATTATCTTGTTATTTGTGACGAAACAAATAACACTCCAGATACTATTGATAATAATGAATTTAGAGCTGATATCTTCTTGAAACCAACCAAATCTATCAACTACATCACTCTAACTTTTGTTGCTACTCGCACTGGGGTTAATTTTGAAGAAGTTGCTGGTAGAGTTTAATTTATTTAATTAAAAAAAGGAGGAACCCAAAATGGCACAAAGAAGTATCAAAACCATTACAGATTTTAAAGCAAAGCTTCAAGGCGGCGCAGCAAGACCCAATTTATTTGAAGTATCAATTCCAACATTCCCAGACGCTGTTAAAGATGGATGGGATGATGAAACTTTCAATTTTCTTTGCAAATCTGCTGCTTTACCTGCATCAAACATTGCACCAATTGATGTCCCTTTCAGAGGTCGTATTTTAAAAGTTGCTGGAGACAGAACTTTTGATACTTGGACAGTTACTGTTATTAATGATGAAGACTTTAAACTCAGATCTTCATTTGAAAGATGGATGAATACAATGAACAAACTTGATAATAGTACTGGTGCAACAAATCCAGGATCATATATGGTCGATGCATATGTGCATCAACTAGGAAGAGGCGCTTCAAGATTTTCTACAAATAACACCAGCAATCCAACTTTAAATTCATTGAGAACTTATAAGTTCTATTCTATTTTTCCAACTAATGTATCCCAAATTGATCTTTCATATGATACATCAGATACTATTGAAGAATATACAGTTGAATTTCAAGTTCAATGGTGGCAAACTATGGGCGATGATCAAACTGGCATTGAAATTAGTTGATAAATAGTGCATACATTAAATTACACTTAAATAATGGCAGGCTCAAAATTATTTGGTTTTTCGATTGATGATAAAGAAAAATTAGCGCCCACTGCTTTATCCCCCGTCCCCGAGAATAACGAGGATGGGGCTGATTACTATTTGACTAGTGGATTTTTTGGATCCTATGTTGATATTGAAGGTGTATATAGAACAGAATATGATTTAATTAGAAGATATAGAGAAATGGCACTGCATCCAGAAGTAGATGGTGCCATTGAAGATATTGTAAACGAAGCAATTGTATCCGATACAAATGATACTCCAGTATCAATTGAATTATCAAACTTAAATGCTAGCGATGGACTTAAGAAAAGAATTAGAGAAGAATTCAAGCATATATTAGATCTTTTAGATTTCAATAAAAAATCTCACGAAATTTATAGAAATTGGTATATTGATGGGAGATTGTATTACCATAAAGTAATTGATTTAAAAAAACCCCAACAAGGAATTCTTGAGTTAAGATATATTGATGCATTAAAAATGCGTTATGTTAGGCAAGCGGTGCCTGTAAAAAATAAAAATATGGTTTCTTCGCAAGTTAGCGAAAATCCCATGGATTTTGAATTCCCAAAAATTGAAGAATATTTTATTTACAATCCACAAGCATCATCCCCGATTGGAACAGTTAATTCAAGGAATTCAAATCAAACTGGTGGTGGAACAAAATTTGCCAAAGATTCAATTACATATTGCACTTCAGGATTAATTGATAGAAATAAAAATACTTGTTTATCATATCTACACAAGGCAATCAAGGCACTCAATCAATTGCGAATGATTGAAGACAGTCTTGTTATCTATAGACTATCTCGTGCTCCAGAAAGAAGAATTTTTTATATTGACGTTGGCAATCTTCCTAAAATTAAAGCGGAACAATATCTACGTGACGTAATGATGCGTTATCGTAATAAACTTGTGTATGATGCAAGTACTGGAGAAATCCGTGATGATAAGAAGTTTATGTCCATGATGGAAGATTTCTGGTTGCCACGTAGAGAAGGTGGTCGTGGAACAGAAATTACCACACTTCCAGGTGGTCAAAATCTTGGCGAAATTACTGATATTAAGTATTTCCAAAGTAAGTTGTACAAATCTTTAAATGTCCCATCATCAAGAATAGAAGGAGAGGGTGGTTTTAATCTTGGACGTTCTTCAGAAATTCTTAGAGATGAACTCAAATTTACTAAATTTGTAGGTAGATTAAGAAAAAGATTTTCAAACATGTTTAGCGACATGTTGAAAACTCAACTTATTCTTAAAAATATTGTTACTCCAGAAGATTGGGATCTCATGAGTGAGCATATCCAATATGATTTCTTATACGATAATCATTTTTCCGAACTTAAAAATGCTGAACTTATTACTGAACGTCTGAATATTGCAGCAACAGCTGAACCATATATTGGCAAATATTTTTCACAAGATTATGTTCGTAGAGCAATTCTTCGCCAAACTGATGCTGAAATTATTGATCAAGATCGATTAATCAAGAAAGAAATTGCAGACGGGATCATTCCAGATCCAAATGCACCAATTGATCCAATGACTGGACTTCCAATGGATCCATTAGCACAACCACCTGTTGGAAACGACATAAATGGTGCTTCAGGAAAAGTTCCAGTAGAACCAAAAGCACCAGGAATAAGTGGTAAAGAAACAGAAGTAAAATAATTCTTTATTATGAATAGATATCATAGGTTTTTGAATATATCAAATTACATTCCAAATATTGATACTTTAAATATCAATACAGAAAATTTAAAATGGGCAGAATTTCACAAATCATTAGAATTTTCAGAATTAAATAATCCAAAAATTGAACCTTGGTTAAATTCCATGGGAATGACATCTAGGTGGATTGAATTTTTTTATACTCCACCTAAAGATGATGGAATTATTCATTCAGATAATGTTCATTGGTCAGAATGGGCAAAGTTAATATTTCAATATGGTGCTGAAGGAAGTACTATGAGATGGTGGTCTTCACCATTTGTAATTCCAATCAGTACTAGTATAGAAGAAATATCGGAAGAATGTATTCCAGAAGTTTCTGAATATAAAATTGGTGATAGAAATAATGATCATTACCATGGAATGGTAAATGTTTCTAAAGAAGAATTTTCAACAATTGAATATGAAGCGAAAGTTGGTAAATGTAGTTTGGTAAATGTTGGACCTTTACATAGCGCACATAATCCAACAAATGATCGAAGATTTTCAATAACTATTGCATTATTTGATCTTAAAACTGGAGATAGAATTTTGTGGGATGATGCTTTGAATAAACTATCACAGTATATTGTAGATCAACCTATTTAATTTCTGTTATTTTATTTTTTAGAAGACCCTTTCTTCTTAGAATAAACAAGTTGCTTTTATCTTCATTTTTAAATTCATTATCAATTTCATATTTGAGTTTTTTCTCTTCCCAAGTTTCTATATCATATTCAGATTGGATTTGTAATGGATAGTGAGTATCTTCACTAAAAATAAAATTTCTTTGCAGATTAAAAATATTTTCATCTATGCTTGCATATTTTGATACACATTTTTCTATTTCATCAAAAATATAATTTTTATTGCTAAACATAAAATTAAAACTTCCTGCATGTAGGGTATGTCCATGTTTGCCGTGATTTAAAATTTTTCCAGTTTTCATATAATGATCTACTGAATTAAAAATTTCTTTATAGTGAATTCCAATTATTCCGTCATCATTACGAATATAATCAAATAAATTATCATAAAATTTTCGGTAACTAATATCTAAATTATTAAAGCAATATTTTGATAGTATTTGGGAATATCCAGCAATATGGAATTGAACAATTAACCAACCATACATATAAGATTCAATCAATTCATCAGTTGTCATAGTATTTGTGCCACAGATTAATTCAATAATTTCTGGTATCTCGTCATAGTCCTTATCATTTCCAAAAGAAACATAATCTTCTGCCTTTATAGTTTTGATGCCATAAAGATTTCTAGAAAATTCGGTATTCAGTTCAGTATCACCAAATAATTGGCAAAACCAGACATCAATTGATTCGTGCTGCCCACATTCAAGAATTTTAGAAAATCCATTTTTCCAGGAATCTAAAGTTTCATCAGGAAGTCCCAAAATAAGTTCAGTATATGTTTTTACTCCATACTCTTTACTTTTTTGAATGTGACTTGCAATATTGTTAACACTGAGATTTTTTCTTTTAATAGATTTGAGAGTTGGTTCATTCATACTCTGAACACTGATAGTAACACCTCTACTAATATCACCTAAAATTTTAGCAATTTCAAAAACAACCTCAGTGGAATTTTTGGCATATTGAATATTAATTGCTTCTAATTTTCCGCGATCTGCGGCACTTCTAAACAATTTTGCAATTTCAATATCTCGTTCTTTATACATTCCAAAGTTGGCATCAGCATTAAAAATAAATCCAACGTTATGATTTGCAGCCCATTCAATATCAGTTTTTACTCTATCAAGATTGAATTGTCTAACTTTACTGTAAGTTAATCCACCCCAGTCACAATAAGTACAAAGATGTGGACATCCTCGATTGGTTTCCATGGTCATTGCCCATAAAACATCTGGATTTTCTCCGATAATTTTATCAAATACTCCAGTTTCATATGGACTTGGAAAATCTAAATTTTCAATTCTATTTTTCTCATAAATTTTCTCAATTGGAGAACCATTATGAATAGACCTTAATAAATTCAAGAAACTCTCTTCACCCTCAGAAATAATAATACAATCTATAAAATTATATTTTAATAATTTTTTTGTTGCTTGGGGTCCACCAAATTCAATGATACAATTTGGATATTTTTTTTTAATTAATCTAGCAACTTCTAAACAATATTGCTCATTCCAAACATAACAACTAAATCCACATAAAATAGGG